TTTACTGGTAACAGTACTAGATTTGATGCAGGTGCAGACGCTACATTATACACTTCTGTAGACGTTTACGCTTCAGACTTCGGTCAGTTACAAGTAGTACCTAACAGATTCTCTAGAGATAGAGATGCTTATGTACTAGACATGAACTACTGGGCAATAGCTTTCTTAAGAGACTTCACTATGCATGAATTATCAAAAACTGGTGATTCAGAGAAAAGACAATTATTAGTAGAAGCAACTCTTGAGTCAAGAAATGAAGCTGCATCTGGAATGGTTGCAGACTTAACTACTTCATAATAATTATACCTGTTTGGGCGAGTAACCTATAAATCTGCTCGCCCAGCAGATTCTAAACAATTGAAGATCTGAGAGAGGGTTAGGATCGGAACAATTAAGGAATATAATGAGAACATTAAACGACTATTTTATTTATGGCGAAATCGCTGACGTATCAACAGCATCATCAACTTACGTAGCAGTACCTGATGGTGGAAAAGTAATTAAAATTATAACTGCATTACAAGGAGCTATCTCTGGTGGAGATGCAGCAATTAGTTTTGAAATTGGTGGAACTGCAATAACTGGTGGTGGAATCACAGTTGCTAACTCAGGTTCAGCAGCAGGTGATATTGACACAGCAGAACCAACAGCAGCTAACCAAGTAGAAGAAGGTGGATCAATTGAAATGATTACTGATGGTGGTTCTACTGGAGCTAAAAAACTTGGCGTAACATTTGTAATTAGAAGATAAGGAGTAACATGGCACACATTGCGATGAGACCTGTTACTACACAAAAAGTTACTTCATCAGGATCTTCAGCTCAATCATCTGCATTTGGATCTAATATAGAATATGTTAGAGTTGTACCAGATGCTGATTGTCATATTGAGTTTGGAGTAAATCCTACAGCAGCAAATACTAAAATATTTTTAGAAGCAAAATCATCAGAATACTTTAAAGTATCTGAAGGTGAAAAAGTTGCTGTAATAGGATCTGTTAATCTATACGTAACTGAATTATCAGAGTAATGGGAAAAGTTCGATCTGTAGAATACGATGGTGGTATAAAGACTAAGTATATCCAAGAGTCAGATGGTAAGCTAACTATTAATAATCAACAAGATGTAAATCCTTTGTTGAAAAGAAATAAAGAGCTTTATAATCATGATAATGGATATTTGTCTAAAGCCAAAGAAATGAAACGAGTAGCTAGTGTACCTCCATTAGTGCTACAGATCTGGGCAAAAGAATATAATGGTAGTAACAACTGGTTTGCTTTACCAAAAGAAATTCAAAGAAAAATAATGAAAACTAAACTGAACTCAAATGAGTTTAGATATTTTAGAACAGCAGAAGGTAATTTATAATGGCATTATCAACTTATTCAGAATTAAAAGCATCTATTGCTAATTTCTTAAATAGATCTGATCTAACTACAGAAATACAAGATGACTTTATTAAACTTACAGAAGCTGACTTTAATGCTAAATTAAGAATTAGACAAATGGAACAGCAAGATGATATTACTATTGATGCTGAACAAGTTACAGTACCAACAGGATTTCTTGCTGTAAGATCATTTTTTATATTACAATCATCTACTAAGTTTCCATTAGAATATATAACACCACATAATATGTTTGAAATAAAAGGTGGATC